CTTGAATTTATGCTCTCTAATAGATTCGATATTAACTTCGCCGAAGTAGCTTTGAACCGCTATTTCTGCCGCTATTGATCCAGCATATTGCGCGACGTATTCGAAGAAGTTGAGTGAGCGGTCATGCCTTCCCGCATTCTGGGCGCTCCAACCGATAGCGGTAATCTGATCCAGAGCTATCTTTAGACATTCGATTTCTTGATCCCGTGAAATCGCAACGCCTACCATTAGCGACCCGCTTCTTCAAGAGCGAGCGCATAATCATCTGGACTCAACCATTTTCCGCCCAGTTCTTTGTACCAGATAATCTGACATTGATAAGCCTTCTTTAATTCGGTACACGCATAACCGAGATAAGGCTTCTTAGTTTTATCCGATACGCCTTCCTTCTTGATCCTGTAACCGTGTTCGCACTTCGGCTGTTCGCCTATTACTTCGGCTCCGAGTTTGGTTGCGAGATTATCTAAGGCTTCGCTAACGTGTGGCGCGTCTTTGATTGCCTTACCTTTAATCGGTACGCCAGCGGCTAATCTGCCGATTTCGTATGAAGTAAGTCCGATTGCTCTCGCTTCTTGGATATTAACTGGAGCGGCTTCTAGCCGTTCGACCTTCTCCATATCCTGTCGCGTACTTCGTGCTACATCGCTTGGAGTAAGCGCACCGATTACGCGACCGTAGGCGCTAGTTACGCAATTCTCGACGAAGAAATTCGCATTAACGCCGTGAGTAGCTTTGATTTCGAATGCGTAATCGATTGCGGCTGGCTTCTCATCTTCATAGTTCCGATACGCCAGAGCCTTGATCAGAATATAGCCAGCCTTCAAATCGATATCCTCGATGAATGCTTCGAGTCGTCCAGACGGAAATTCTAAACGAAAGCGTTTAATTCTTGAATTTACATCTTCATAATCGGCAAGATTAAACATCTTTGTTAACCTTCTTTCCGCGCATAAAGCCAGCGGTAAAGCCTATTTCTTTTCCTATGGCTAGACCTTTTAAGTAAAAGAATCGCCCCGATAGTCCCGCGATTATCGCCATATAGACGAGAATCTGTATCTCTAATCCTCTGTTCATTTCTGCTCCCGTGGGAACGTTGACGTCGCTCCCAGAAGTAGAATGACACCTAGCACCGACATATTCAAGAACCGCGCCTAACTGTCGGCGTGTCTGTTAGTCGTCTCTTAGAAGTAACGTGTAAACGTGATCTAACCGCGCTTCGATACGGTTGACCTGATCTTTAAGAGAATTTCCAGAATTCGGACGAAGCTCTGAAAGTATGGCTTTCATAGTAAATTTCATCATCGAATAAACGGCAGTTAAAATTGCTATTAGGCATAAAATAACCGCCGTCCATTCGGTGATTGCCATTCTACTTCTTGACTCCGAATGCGGAATCTTTAGGATTTAGGTAACGCATTACCATCGGGATAATCGCGGCAAGCCCAGAATAGAGCAGAGCTTCGGCGTCGAATCCCACGACCACATAGGTTGCCAAAGAAGCGGAGAGAAAACTACGCGCCCAAGAAGCCGCCATAGGTTTAAGTGTTTTCATTTTTTTATTGCCTTTCCTTTAGGTTTTGGAGCTTCGACGACTGGAATATCGCCGACATAAGCCACGAAGCGAATTCGCCCGTAACCCACGATTGGAGAGCCGTCTCCCGTTTTACGCTCTTTAACTAAAACCATTCCGCCATTACGTTGATCCTTACCATCGCCGCCCGTATTGCCTTCGATAGTTGTAACCGAATTAGCGTGAACACTTGCCACAATTCCGACGTGAGAAATACGATCAACGCCATCGTGCGGAAAATCCATGAACGCAATATCTCCGACTTGCGGCTTTTCGGTAAAGAATCGACCGACTTCTTTTAATCTATGCGCTCCAATAGCTGTTGCGACCATTGACGGCAATTTGACGCCAGCCTGATTAAAACACCAGTTAACGAATGAACCGCACCACGGCAAGCCATCGGCTTTCATATATTCGCCATATTTAGTTATATTTTCTGGCTTTTCAACGTAGCCAACTTCCGCGACGGCGACTTCGATAACCTTCGCGGCTGTACCTAGTGGGATTACGCTAACCAAGAATCGAAGCGACTTCCTCTTCGGTTAATCCAAGCGCGGCAAGTTTTGCTTCTGCCGATTGCTTAGCGGCTATTTTGTCGGCTTCGACCTTTTGCGCTTTTGCGTATTCTTTTTCGTCTGCCGCTTGTTGTTTAATTTCTGCCGCAGTTAATTCTCTTTCAATTACTTCGCCTGTTTCGCAGTTAATAATTGTTTTCATTACGCCATACCCCATAACTTGACTGATCCGTTTGTGGTTATTGTCATTGTGCCAGTACCCGATAAGCGAGTGATATCTATTGAACTGATCGCGGTTAATATGTCGAAAGTCATTTGACTGTTCCAAATCTGAGTATGCGCGGCACCGCTTGAATCGTAAAACACCCACGCGCCAGAACATTGTTTAGCGTAAGAAGTATTTGTGTAATCGTAAAGCCAAAGATAACCGCTATTAGTGTTATTAAATCCAGCGTTTGCCACATTCTTTCCGAATACTGGAACGGTCGGATTGTATGAGGTAGCGCCGCCAGCGTTGGCTTGCGCTAATGAAGTGTTCGCGCCGTAATAAACCATAGAATTGTAATTGGCTCCAGAGTTGGCATTTAAGCGAACATCGAAAGCGGTTGAGTTATTGGAATGTAAAATTCCGCTCCAAGTTAGTAAAAGGTGTTTGTAAGAGCTTGAAATAGAACTGAAAGAAAATCCACTAGAAGCACTTGGAACTACCGTCGAAATTAAAGTAAGTCCGCCTGCCGATGGCGTTGACCATTGTGGCGCGGTTGCTCCGCTGTTAACTGTTAGGACTTGTCCAGCCGTACCTATAGCTAATCGAGTCGGAACTGTTGCGTTTCGATAAAGAGTGTCGCCAGCGGTTGTCAGAGTTGCTTTTGTTATTGCGGCGTCGGCTGTTGTTTGTGCTGTTCCTGCCGCTGTGTTTGCGGTGGTAGCAAGATCATAAGCTGATTTAACGGCTGTCGGAGTTGCGGCTAATACGCTCGAAGTCGTAGAAGTTGAGTTAGATAATTGGACAACTCCCGAAGCGCTTGTCGAAGCCGCGGCAACGGTAAGCGCAAGAGCGCCAGAAGTTCCGCCACCTTGAAGTGGAGCCGTCGTGGTTACGGCTGTGATATCGCCTTGATCATTAGCGATCCAAGTAAAATCCATATTCGTTCCGCTTGCTTTCGCAAGTATTTGTCCAGTCGTTCCGCCTAATAAATCAGCCATTGACGTATCGACTGCCTGACCGAAAACCGCGAAATCCGCTGGAAGATCGGTAACTAGATCAGTATTTGTCGGCATTACCCAGCCGAAGTTACTTGTTGGATTACTCATTTATTCTCCTTTACGCTACGACTAGAGCATTCGCCCAGTCAAGGCTACCCGATATTGTTTGCCATTGTTCTAAGACACTCACTTGCTCCCATCTCATCGCTTGAAGGCTATAGGCAAGCGGTGAGAGAATTGGCGTGATAGAAACTTGATTGTAAGCGGCGCTAATCGTCCAACCTTCAACGAATCCCGCGAATTGGGTAAACATATTGATCGGCAAGTCGGAGATTCGAAGCGGAAGCCCCATGAAGATATTGATAAGCGAATCTCTGTCGGCGTCGTCAATTTCTGGATTCGTTAATTCGAAAGTAATGAAGTTGAACATAAATTGCGGATAAGCCCGAAGTAATAAATAGAATGCGGCTTGCGCTGTGGCGTCGCCAGAATTCTTTAGCGTGGTCGTAATAATTTGAGCTAAACGCCCATAAATTGCGATCGAAGTCGTATCCTCATCGCTTACGTCATTCGATGAATTTGTTCCGTATTTGATCGTTATATCGTTCCGCACGTCGCCCGCTCTGGCTTGGATTTGAATTCCAGAAGCTAGAGCGTCATTGGCTGAAACGTCGGTGTAACCGTGAGTGGCAAGGTATATGGAACGATGAGTCGAGTCGGCGTAAGAGATTGCGCCCGTTGCCGATTCATAAATATATCCAAGCCCCGAAGTCGCCAGAGCTGAGACCAGCGAATAAATATCCGTGCGACTGGCAGTCCGAGCCGCTAGATCATAATTTCCAGGCTGATCGATTTCGCCTAGACCGACATTTTCCGCATTCGCCCAAGTGATTGTCGGATCATAAGTATTCCATTGATAAGCGGCTGGTACTTCGCTCCAGTTATTGAGAAGTAAATCTTGGAGAATATGATAAATCTGAGTTCCATCGTGAGCGCTTGTTAGTGTGCCATCGGTTAAGGCTTTTGGAAGCCGTGAGAGCGCTCCTAGAGCCGTGATATTAACTGTCTGGACTAATCCGACGTCGCCAGCGGTAGAGACCGCTATTCCTAAATCTGTGACTGTTCCGCCGAATAGTGGCACGAATGCCGCCGTAGAATCTTGAAGCGAGACCGTGACTGAGTCGTTTATATTGATTGCGACGGCTGATTGATTAAAGATTAGAAGCTGTAAATTACAATATCCCGCTTGCGCTTGCTCATAGATATTTGTTCGCCCAGTCGTAATTTTAAGATTAGCCAACACCGAATCGGCATAAGAGACGCCGTTTATCGAAATCGCCCAGACTGGAGACCATACGCTCATGGCATTACTAGCGCTCCAGCGCCGAGTGTGCCGCGGTAAAACGAATTGTTTAAGGTATTGATAATCGTTCGGGCTGTACCTTCTGGATCAATAGCGCCAGAGACGTTTAGATTTATGACGGTATTACTTCCACCGCCGAGACGATTATTTGGGATTATTGTTCCGCTAGTTTGTGGAACGAATAGTTCCGCGCCTTTTTCGCCGACGACGTATGGAGTACCGCCCGCGACCATTCCGCCAGCCGCTTTCCCGCCACCGAATACCGATGAGATAGCTCCGCTAATTCCAGAGACGATTGGATTATTTTTAATTAGACTGATGAGTTTATTCATCGCCGAAACTGCTCCATTTATGAAACCGACTAAATCCGCGAAGCCATTGACTAGACCACTTATTATTCCCGCAATTAGTGAAAGACTTGTTTTGAAAGCACCGCCTAAAATAGGCGCGGCAACGTCTCGAACGAAATTGGCGACCTTTTTAAGTGCGTCATAGAATGGCTGTAATTCTTCCGAATTATCTGAAAAAGCTTTTTTAATGGTGTTAAGAGCCGCGACCGCGCCTTCAATTGCTGGAACGAATACGTTTTTGTATATCGGAATCAAATAATCGTTTAAGAAAGCCCATAGTGCTTTAATCGCTGGAATTAACGTCTCTGTTACATAATCTCCAAACACGATAATAACTGGCTGTAATTCTTCTCCGACTTTTGTTGCCCACTCGCCTATTGCGGGAGCGACGTTATTAACGATTCCATCGATCAACGGAGTAATCGCGTCGAGTACGAACGAGCCGACCGTCTCTTTACCTTCATTTATGGCAACATTAAGCCGATCCATTTTGCCTTGAAAAGTCTCCGCCGCGACGGCGGCTTGACCTTCGAAAGTAATTGAAAGAGCTTTAGTTACTTCTTGGAATGTCATCGATTTTAATTCGGCGGCTGATAATCCGACACCGATTTTTGTTAGCCCAGCGGCGTTTCCATCGTAGGCTTTCGATAGTGCCATCGATACGGCTTCAAGAGA